CAACTTCGTCACTTTTATCAGACTTACTACCTTGCTTATCAATAAGGCTATAATAAAAAGTTTTTCCGCCCCATTTATGGAACAACATTAAATTCTTAGCAATCAATGTCGACGGTACCTTTCTATCTGGAAAATGCTTTGGTGAATAAAATGTATTAGTACTCATGCTTTGATCAACATACACTTGAATAACCGCAGCCGTCTTTAGATATCCGACACAATCTTTTTGATCCCACATTAGCTGATACTTATTTTTAAGTTTATGGTATTCAGGCACTACTTGAATCAAACTACCAGCCTTTGATTCTTTAACTGTGATTAAACTCATAGGCATTTCAATACCGTTAGTTGAGTTAATAGCGACTGAACTCGATTCTACAGGTGCTATAGCCATCAATGTAGCGTTACGAACACCATACTGTTTCATGTTAGTGCGTAATGTTTCCCAATCTAATTCAGGTGTAAAATCTGCTAATTCATTAACACCTTCTGCCCTCAGTTCCCAAGGAAATACGCCTTGGCCATATCGTGTTTGATCGCTGTGTAGACATTTACCACGTTCTTTAGCCAATTCAACTGTGGCTTCAGTTAGATAGTAGGATTGATATTCCATCCAAGTCTTAACTTCTGCTAAGGCATCAACTTCGCCGTATTTAAGACCGCGTTTAGCATGCCAGTATGCAAGATTAGTTACTCCAATACCTAACGGACAAATTTCATCGTTGCTTAGTTTAGATTGAATTGAGAGAAAATCTTGGTATTCGAGGATATTACACAAACTGCGATGTAAGATACGACAAGCTCTACGCATATCGTCGGGGTGCCTGAATGCTCCCCAGTTGATACTTCCGAGGGTACATAAAGAAATTCTTCCCGCAGAGTCATCTAACCTCTTAAACGGTACGGTAGGTAAAAGAATTTCTTGGCAAAGATTACTTTGATAGATTGTATGAAAAGCGGGGTCAAATGGACCTTGACTCTGTACATTGTCTATAAAAACTAGATAGATTCTGCCGGTGTCTGTACGTTCTTTAAGTACGCCACCTTTGAACACATCCTCGGCATTCATTGTCTTTGTACGTAAGCCAGGTGTATTTTCATATTTTATATAAAGCTCTTCAAACAACGCTGTGTTCTGATAAAAGGCTTCGTATAAGTCAGGCACTTCATTGGGATCAAAGAATGTAATATTTTCTCGATTTTTAAAACGACGCCAAAAGAAGGCATTTAAGACTACGCTGTAATCCATATGACGTACTCGAGTTTCTTCAGTGCCTTGATTATTTTTAAGTACGATCAAATCATCAAATTGATAATGCCAAATTGGGTATGTAATCGTACAGGACGAATTACGAATGCCGCCTTGGGAACAGCTACGTAGATCGCCAAACCATTTTTTAAGAAATGGTATCAATCCAGTGTGCATGATTTCACCGCCACGAATAGGTGAGCCCAGTGGTCGCAATCTACCTATCTCTAAGCCTATGCCCGCTCGTTTGGCGGCATATTTGGCCATCATCTCACCGCTAGCAAAAATACTATCCAAGTCATCGTCAGCGCGAATAAGCACACAACTGCTAAATTGCTTAGTAGGAGTTCCCAGGCCAGCCAGCACAGGGGTAGCAAGAGTAAACAGGCCGTCGCTAGCGGTAGTATAATACTCTTTAATATATCGCATCCTTGCTTGGTTTGGTTCTTCTCTGTGAAAGACTGTGGCTGCTGCCACCATGTAACGAACTTGGGGAGTCTCATAAATTTCCTTTGTGGCACGATTGCGTACCAAATATTTTTCAATCAGTTGTTCAATAGCTGCGTATGAATACTGCTCATCTTTTTCATGATCTAGCATACTGTCCATACGGTCCCAGTCTTCTTCGATATACCACTCTAATAGTTCAGAAGTGTATAAGCCGGTTGCCACGTTCTTTTTGACGATGTCGTATAAACGTGGCGGGGTAAAGCTGCCGTAAACATCTTTTCTCAACATACTTAGACGTTGCTTGCCTGCGACATATTGATAGTTAGTGTGTCCAGTATCAGGATTTAATTCTACATTGATTAAATCCACTATAGCTCTTAATGTGATACCATCAATTTCTTTTGTGGTGATGCCATCATAAAAGTGTAGCTGTGTGCGGATTTCAATCATCGACTGACTTACATCAGCAATACCCTGACAGATTTTCGCTACCTGTGCTTGCCATTTTTCAATAGTTAGTGGTTCACATGCCCCACTACGTTTTACTACGGTAATAGTCATTGCTTTCTCATTTTGTTATTGTACTACTGAAACAGTTGATTCGCTTGCTCTTGGGTAAATCTCTTTTTGATGCCAGTGGGCAGTGGTGTATTTACTGTCATGTCAACGTCCCAATTAAGTATATATTTTCCTTGATTGACTAGGACTAAATTATAGCCTTCCTCCGTCAAAACCAGCTGGGAAGACGTCAAATCTTTATGGTCAATCATACTTATAGTATATAGCATCCCCAGGCCACGAGCAAGTTCACAATAGATATTGTCGTTTAATAATTGCCAAGGATCAGGCCATGCTAGTTGATCATCCCAGTGCAGATGATAATTACGCCAAGGCGCAGCGAACCACCAAGAGTTTATCATCTGCATAGCCTCATCGGCTGTAGCAGACTGGCATTTAGCACGAAGCTCTGCCCAAGCTGCTAGCCTTTTGTCAAAATCTCTAGGCCACATTATTTGAGATAACTGATGGAATAACTCATCAAAATATTATGCCCCGCTGTGGGAATCGTATAATACTGAATAGTTATCGTTGTTCCTGTTTGGGTCGCGGTTAATGCTCCATAACCACTTTTACCATCTATAGGCCAATTGGCGTTGGCAGTATAATCATCCATACTACTGATGCCGCCACCTTGTAGGCTAGAAACCCAATATGAACCAGTGCGATAACCGGTATTTCCTATCTGCGTCATCGCATAGTCAATTTTAAAAGTTAGGGCAGTGGCAGCGGTATTAATAGTAAATGCTGTACCAGGGTTTGAATTATCAACTAATGTAGCTTGTAATCCAGACTGCACAGTCTTTGAACCCAGTTGTATCTGCGAGCCATTGGTAACAGCAATACTGACTGTATCGTTTATATTAATTCTGGGGTACGTGATAGAATTGGTGTCAGAACGTTGAAACATATCACCAATACTGACATTATTGTTAGAATTAAATACGATGATTGATGTGGCAGGGTTGGCGGCTCCTAGATAAGCATCACCTACATCATAAAACATATTGTAGCCGCTGGCATTGAGACTTATCGCACCAAATATAATTCCTTCGGCGTATATGTTATCAAATACATTATTAGTAACGCGAGTTCCTGTCGGCCCACCGTTTACCGTGGTACCTTGACCTAGCACCACACCTTGATAAAGTGTGTTGAACTTTGAATTAGCAACTACTACACCTTTAGTCTGTTGCCCGGTATTGATACCCCATACTGTTCCAGTAAATCTACATCCATCGTATAAAATATTAGCAGTGACTAAGCTGCTGGTACTACCAAAATTGACTCCGGCTGTGGCTGCCGCGGCCGATGTTAATGATGCTGTTGTGCCTGGCCCAATAAAACTTACACCTTTAAATTCGCAATCTGTTGCCGATTGAACTAGGAATATATTTTTAGTGGCGTCTAAACTGGCAAATGCCATATTAGCGATGGTAATACTAGTGGGGGGCGTTGCTCCGTTGTTTCCGATATTAATAGTGGTCTGTTGTAAACTATCAGCCGTCTGCGCGACATATGATCCTATGCCACCTGACAATTTCATTTGTATAATTGAACTCTCTGGACCTTCGCCATATAACATAGCATATGGAGGAATATCGACTGTGCTGCTGACCACATAAACTCCGGCTGGGAAGAACAATCCTCTACGTATTTGGGGATTTGATTCGCGACAGTATAATTGATATAGAGCGCGATTAATTGCTGCGGTATCGTCGGTTAATCCATCACCTGTGGCTCCAAAATCTTTAACAGATGCCCATTGATCTAGCCAAAGCTGGAGACTAGTTGTAATGGGAGTCCCGGGTGTTGGGCCTGTTTGTACTATATATCCAGCGGCCGTGCCCTGATACGTGTAACTAGCCGCTAAATTTAAGATGTTAGAAAATTCAGTGAGTATCTCTGTATTACCTATTACCGGGGCACCTTGTTCTAATGTTCCATTACCAATGTATAACTGACGTGTGTCAGTACTCCACCCGAGCTCCGCTCCGGCTAATTGTGGTAAATCTATGTTTAACCCAATACGATTGGTGATTTGACTAATCTGAACTATGGCCACTTGTTATTCCTCGTTATCTATCTACTATTTAGCTTTAAAATTTAGATAGTATAGCTCTAAGCGGTGCCACCACAGATTAACATACTTGTCGTATTCGTCGCCTTCTAATACGAATTCTTGATATTTAGGTTCAGTAAGCACGTTTCCCATGATATCTACTTCTGGTTTAACGCACATTAATATCACACCTTTGCGTATTTTTGTTCCATACACTTCATTGTGGCATAACCCATAGGCCACTAGCTGTAGGAAATAATCATCAATCCATTCGCGCTTTTTTTCTTTGTTTGTTTGCTTATAGTCTAGAATACTCTCTTCGCCTAAATGTATGCCACACCCATCTGTAGTACCAGCATATAACTTAGGAAAAAAAAGTGGGATCTCAACACCCCAGAATTCATTGACATTTTTTAAGCCGTCTCTAATGACTACTTCGGCCATGGCGTGACTCGCCCAACCATAGGGATTAGTGCCACGCTCTTTTACTTCACCTGTTTTAACATAGTGCTCTAAATATCCATGCATCCGCGTACCACGATTGGCAGCCTCTGTGGTGATTTTTTGAGCATTTTCTACTCCAACCCGCTTGCGCCATTCATTTAAGGCTTGCTTTTTTTCTTCAGGTTTAGTAGCGTCTAAAATAGTGGTTACACTGGGAACTCTTTCCCCATCTGGGGTTAGATATAACCTGGCACCTTCTTGACTAGTTCTCGATAATTGATGATATTCAAATTTAGGATTATACATATGCTAGTATAATAGCATATGCTAGCAAGTTTGTCAACTAGTAATTAGGCACTAATACCATCTGATATTGCCCAACTTGCGGATTATATAGTTGTTGCCAGTGATAGCCCATTGGCGGTTGCTGAATTATAACCGCAGGAGGTTGAGTATAAACAACGGGCGGCTGCTCAACGATTACCGTACGTGGTTGAGATAGTTCGTAACCAATCAACCCACCAATTACCGCAGGAGCTACCCAATCAAAATTAGATCTACGGCAGCAATCACGATCACGATAACCTTCATGTGCTTGAGCATCGGGGCTAGCTGCAAATAGCATACTCATAGTTAAAATCGAAGCAAATACTGTAGTAATGATAAGTTTATCTTTCATGATGGTCTCCGTATGCATATAATAACGTTTCAAGTTACTATTCAATATACACATTGTACAGGATTTTAACCAAATAGTCAACCGTTTGAGTTATTTGTTTAGGCCGCGTCGCATTGCGGATTTAGCATTTTGATTGACTATTTTTTCTGCTTGATCTACATTCATGCCCGGAGTTACGTCAGTATTGCCTTTGAATTTTATAATGTTAGTATTAGGTTCATACGGTTCTAATACATCAGATAGTGGGGGCTGCGCAATAAGCTCGCCTATGTCATCGGCAGTAACAGCCACACCCAAACTCTGTGCTAGCTTAATAAAAGTTGCGGTTGATATTTGTTTCTTAGCATCAGTATCTTCGGCTCGTCCGGCCAAAAATGTAGACAATGCTGTAAGTTTGCCAGTGTCGACCCCGGTGTTTTCTACTTCAAATATAAGCATTGTTAGCGTTTTGCGCGACCAAGCTCAGGGCTACCAGTCTCTGGTTCTGGCATTTCTTCTGGGGGCATTTCTTCACCACCCATACCCATCTCATCACCCATACCCATGTCAGGCTGCGCGCCAATATCACCTAAGCCAGGAATAGCAGGTGCTGCTTGTCCAGTTAAAATACCCTTTGCTTGATCCATTTGCTGTTTAGTGGCTTGTAAATTTTGTACTAGGTTGCCTAACGCAGCGGTGGCACCAGTGTTAAACTGTCCGGCTTGTTCAATGCCCAATTGATTTTCAATTTGATCTACTAAGGCTGGCAAATCTTTGAACTGCATGCTGGTAATTTGTTCTATCATCTTTTGTATTTCATCAACCATGTCTTGAGCAGCCAATACTACTTGAGCTTGTTGTACTTCACTTTCGCGTAGTACACGATAAAGTTGATGTCTTAACTGTCGACTTTCTGTTTGTAACGCAGCATTGGCTACCATTTGTTGATCTTGTTGACTAAGTTGTTGCCCTTGTGTGGCTTTCTGCATAGCTATCTTTAACTGAGGATCACTTATATTATTAATTTGTGCTAGACGTTTGGCTTTTTCAGCTGCTTGACCGGCTGCCACTGTTGGGTTTGGCTGTGCCATATTTGCCTGTTGATTTTGTACATTTTGTTGAGCACCTGCGGCGGCACCAACAGGTACCGTTGAAGTCTCTTTGACTTTTGCGGCTAAAACTTTTTCCATCATCATTAACTTGAGATAAGTTGGGTTTTGCTCGCTGACGTGGAAAGCAGGGGTTTGACGATGTTCGATGATTAAACCACGCACTTTATTCAGCATTAAGTGGGCTTGGCGACCAGAGATCACATCAACATTAATTTTATCACCAAAATAACTTTCAAATACCTTGGCGGCTTGTTTTGATGGATTGGCTGTTGCTAGTTCGAACAATTTCATTGTTAATTCCTCGTTGTTGACAGTATTTAGCCCAATCAACACATTTATCTAATTGAGTTTCTAACTGCTTTTTATGAATAATTTTAGTTTCTAATTTTGTTTCTACCATTTCACGAAACTTAACATCTTTACTGGTGTCTGCTAGATTAGCTCGAGTTTTAATGTCATCAATCAATGACGTTAATTTAGTATCCATTGTTAATATATCATGAGCTAGTCTATGATTATTATATTTAGTAGCAATGCACCAACTCAAGGCAGTTCTTGTACCGGTAAAAACTCCTATTTCCTTACCTTGATATAACACACGACAAGCGGGCTTGCCTTTGATGATCTGATATCGATCAAATACTTCATAGACACCGGCAGAGCTTTGCCATATAATATCACTTATTTGACTTCCTAGCTCTAATCGAAATAACTGTTCTATTCTTGCGGCGTCTTTCATTTAATCACATAGTGCAAAATCAAATACGCAATGGTGCTGACTAACACTCCCATAACTGTGGTTGCCCAACCAATCAATTGATCATTGCGTTTTTCTGACATTTTTTCCAACAACCCGTGGACTTTTTCAACGGTTTCAGACAATCCAGCTATTCTATTATCCACATTAAATAATCTTGTATCTAACGCATTATAGCGTTCAGCACATAGTTCAACATGCGCCTCTAAACTCTTCTTCTCAATTTCTGTTGCCTCAACCATGATAGTCTCCACTGTTAGTATTATTTATGGCAAACAGTCAAACCATATGTTTTGATCTTCGCCATCTACCAAAAGTACCGGAGTAAGATTAGTTTTATTTTCCAATCCCAGCAACATAGGAACCCCTGCCGCATCTATTAATAATAGTTGTACTGGATTATCTTGTGGACCAAATACATCTGGGGTTTCGACGGCAAATTCAAAACTCCATACATCAAGTTTTTTTTTGGGATTTTCCAACTGAAAAATCTGTGTTCGCATACTGAGTAACTGTGTCAATGTTTCCCAATTCCTCTGTTGGTTTCTCGCACGATTCCACGCTGCTTCGCTGGCAATATGCTGCCCAGCGCGATCATAAAATGGAATACGCGATGATTTAAAGTGGCCCGTGACACCAGTGGCAGTGATATCGAAGAAAGTTCTGCACAAAAATCTCACTTAGCTTTTGCTCAATTTATATAAGATTATGGCCTGTTCTAAAATGTCGTTGATAGCAGAGTTAGTTTTTGCCGCTAGTCTTATCTCGTGCCATAATTGATCTTCTTGTATTTGGCTTCTTATACTTTTTACCTGTGAACTTTCGCTGTATAATTGCCGCATAGCACTGCCAGACTCTCTCACGTAGACTGTTTCGCCACCGTCTGGACTTTCATATATTATTGCTTCGGTAATTTTGTTAGCTGTCATTATCTATGTATTTAATGTCACAAACTTAACACAAGATATTATAGTCAACAAAAAACCCACTTAGGTGGGCTTTTGCTTTTAACATTAATGCTAAAATTAACTTGCGCTTGTTGCTGTTGAAGCTAAACGGAAGCCAACGTTTGTAACTGTAGCTGCTGCTACGTTGCAGTATGTGTTAGCTGAACTGTTATAAATGTTGCCTAAACCTTGAATAGCAGCTTGCAATGTTGATGCTGTGTAAGCGCCTGTGGGGTATACAGCAACACTCATATCAACTGTGTTGTTAGTGTTGTCTACCTGATAAATCGCTACAGTAGCAGTTTGCTGGATCTGTTGTAAGATCTGTTGAACTGCGCCGTTAACACCAGCTTGATTAAAAGCTGAGTTACCTAAACCAATACCAAAAAAGTCTAACTTAGGACCTTGAAGGTTAACTGGTGTGCCTGCTGGACTATATGCTGTGTTGGCTGATAACTGTGGGCCGTTAAGCGTGTCGGTTGCGAATACTGGTTGTGTACCGCCGTTTACTAATGGAATTGATGCCATGTTATTTCTCCTTAAATGTATGAATCTTTCGATTCTGCATTTATTTAGCTAAAGGGAGAAAAATCTTGAGTTTGGGGTTACTTACGTACTTGATTGCGACGTTGATTGGCACGGCTAAATCCAAATCTATTAACAAATTTAACAGTACCACCAGGTATAGCTACTACCCAGCCTTCTTGCCCAGGATGCTGTTGATCTAGTTGATGCAATAAATCAGTTTTAATGTCGTGTAATAGCACAAACGCTGAAAACGCCGCACTAATTCCGTCGCCGTTACTACCGGGACTTTGTAGATATTCTACAATATTTTTATATTTTTTAGGAGTTACTTTAGTGTTTAGCCAATTCATAAACCCTGGCAATAGTTGGCCTGCAGAGAACTCTGTTATTGTCTCATCCTTGACCAAACTGTTTATATAATCAACACAGAGTTTAGGGAGATCTGTGATCTGCAGTGCTCTAAGTTCAACCGGATTAAACAAGGTATTAATATCTTCCCCATGCTTGGCTACTAGAGCTTTAAGTTGTTTAACTTTAGGACTACCTGCTGTGGTCTCCGATCCCGCGGGCTGTACATTTTCTGTAGGACGAATAGGTTCTATCAATAATAACCCCGGCACTGGGTTTAGCTTTACTCGACCTAATGCTTGTTTTGGCGCGCCGGGCTCAGCGTACTGTGTATGTATTGCGATGCCAACATCACTGGCGCCAATTTGTTGACCTAAAGGACTGGCAGAGGGTATAGCATATTCAACTGTATTAGGCTTAAACACATACGCACCTGCTACTTCCGGCGGGGTCGATGAATAAAGTAAATCACCTTGAATATATCCTTTGAATTTTTCCGGAGTAGCTGCTTCTAACATAGGCCATAACTTATTGTAAATTGGAAATAAGTTTGCTACACGATTGGCAGCATTGCCTTTAGCTGCCGCCTCAGCATCACGTTTGGCCATGAGATCTTTAATTTGGCCAGGGCTGGTAAATAATCCATTATAGCCTACAGCAGTGAATCCTGCGGTATCTGTCAATACAAATGTGCCATCCGATTGTCTACCAAATACTAAAGCAGGCATTCCATCAAATTTTACTGATACAGATTTTCTAGTATTATCTTTTAAATGCTCGATTACTGCCAGAGCATCTTTAATGCCAGCTGTGCCACGTCTAAATACTAGATCTTCGATGTGCTCTATACCTTTGGCTTGACCACCTTGCACTTGCGGTTCTTCAGCTTCGACTAATTTACGCATACCTTGATTGACAATGCGATCACGTAGTCTTGCTAAAAAGTTTACGTCACTTTCGCCGCGTGATTCATTAAACGCGATGCCATTTTTAGCAAAATAATCTTTAGCGTCTTTTAATTTTTCATCTCGCTTAGGATCACCTTGCAATGCTTGAAGCATAGTTTCTACACTATAAAGGGCATCACGGTCAGCACGTTTGTTTAACATTATTCTAGCTATTTCGTCAGGATCGCGTGATACTATTTGATTAGTAGCACGATCTACCAGCCCTTTGCGAGTGATGATTTTATACCCCGATGCCTTAGCTATACTATTCAACATTATATGTCTATCAACTGCTGAATATTCACTGTTAACCGGCGAAGTAATGAAAAATTGCCCTACTTCAAGATCATCCATGAACATAAAGTCTGTTTGAACATAGCCATTTTTAGGATTGCCTGCTATAGGAGTTTTGAAATGTACTTGATCCGCACCTTTCTTAACGTAGTCTTGTGGCTTTAAGTTATGGCTAGTACACCATTGAGATAATTCTGCCATTAGTTGCTCTGGTGAGATTTCCTGCGAACTAACTTGTAAATCTAAATC